GACGATGGCACCTTCTGGGTTGAGCCGCACTTCTGGATACCGGAAGAGAACCTTCACCAGCGAGTGAAGCGAGACAAGGTGCCATACGACGTTTGGCAGCGAAAGGGCTTGCTGCACGTCACTCAAGGCAACGTCACCGACTACACACAGGTCAGGCGTGACATCAACGACCTAGCCAAGAAGTACGGCTTTCGTCAGATCGCCGTCGATCGCTGGAACTCCACGCACCTGACGCAACTTCTGCAAGAGGACGGGCTTCCGGTAGTAGGTTTTGGACAGGGTTACGGCTCCATGTCAGCGCCGTCACTTCAAGTCCAGGCGTGGATCGTGGGCGGCCGACTGCTACACGGAGGCCACGAAGTGCTGACGTGGCAGGCCGGAAACGTAGCGATTCAGACAGACGGGCAAAACATCAAGCCGAGCAAGCAGCGAAGCCACGAGCGGATTGACGGGATTGTCGCCCTCGTAATGGCGGCAGGCGTCCACGCAACATCGTCATCGACTGCAGGCAACTGGGACATCATCTCGCTATGACGACCGAAAACGCCGCCGCCGACTACAAGATGTTCGACCTGCGTGGCATCGACTGGCCCGACGTGAGCTCGAGCCGCACGCCGTCTGGCATTCGCGTCAACGAGAACAACTCGATGGCGTGCTCGGCCTACACGGCTTGCATCCGCGTCATCTCGGATGCGGTATCGGCACTGCCGCTCCACGTGTTTGAGCGGATGGCCAACGGCGGCAAGGCCAAGGCACCCGCACATCCGGTCTATCGGTTGCTGCACATGCAGCCCAATCCTTGGCAGACCGCTCAAGAGTTCCGCGATTGGATGACCGGCATGTATCTCCACTACGGTGCGAGCTACGCCGAGATCCGCCCAGGTGCTCGAGGTGCCGTCTCTGAACTGTGGCCCCTGCACAGCAGCCGGATGGAAGTCGAGCGTCTTGAGGACGGCACGCTGCGGTACAAGTACCGTGAGCCGAGCGGCCGGCAGACGCTCTACACGCAAGAACAGATCTTCTGTTTGCGGTTCACGACTGAGGACGGCGTGAAGCCGATCCCCACGTACCAGATTTTCCAGAACGCTATCGGGCTGGCCCAGGCGTTGGAGGCTCACGGGTCCACGTACTTCGGGAATGGTGCCAGGCCGGGGATCGTGCTAGAGAGCGAGAACCCGATCCCAGTAGAGGCGGCTGAGCGACTGCGTGAGCAGTGGGAGCGGATGCACAGGGGCAGTGACCGGGCTTTCAGGACGGCGGTATTGCCCAACGGCGTGAAGGCTCACGAGCTCAGCGGCAGCAACGAGGCTGCCCAGTTCCTTGAGACGCGGCAGTATCAGGTGATTGAGATCTGCCGTGCGTTCCGCGTGCCGCCGCACATGATTCAGGATCTGACTCGCAGCACCTACAGCAACATCGAAGTTCAGGGGACTGAGTTCGTCCAGCACTGCCTGCTGCCGCATCTCAAGCGATGGGAGGCCGCCATCTCCCGCGATCTCATCGTGGACGATGAGCGGTACTTTGCCGAGCACAACGTCAACGGCCTGCTCCGTGGCGATCACGCAAGCCGGTCGGCGTTTTATGTCTCGGCACTCCAGAACGGCTGGATGACGATCAACGAAATCCGAGAGGCCGAGAACCTGAACCCGATCGGGCCTGACGGCGACAAGCACTTCATTCAGCAGAACATGACGACGCTCGACAAGGTTGGCGAAGAGCCGCAGGCACCAGAGCCAATGCCCGAGCCGGCGGTCGAAGACGAAGAAAGCCCAGCGGACGAGGCCGAGGATACACAGGAGGACTCTACCGATGGAACTTGAGCGACGCTGCCTAGCCTTTGAGGAAGTGCCCGAGGCCGAGCTGACCATTGAGTCACGAGCCAACGGCACGCAGGTTCTGGTGGGCTACGCCGCCGTCTACAACCGATTCAGCCTGCCGCTCCGTGAAGGCGGCTCGCAGTTTCGCGAGATCATCCTGCCTGGTGCGTTCGACAAGATTCTGAACCGCCAGCGTGGCAAGGGCGATGTGGTTGCCCTGTTAAACCACAACACCGACCTGATCCTTGGCCGCTCTTCGTCTGGCACGCTGGAGCTCTCCAGCGACGACAAGGGGCTGCGGTACGTCGTGACTCCACCCGACACGCAGGTGGGCAGGGACACGATGGAACTGGTGAGGCGTCGTGATTTGCGGGGCAGTTCATTTGCCTTCTCCGTGGACACCAAAACCGGCGAGCGTTGGTCTAGCGATGAGCAGGGGGCAGTGCGAGAGATCCGCGAGGTCGCGTCTTTGGTCGATGTGTCGGTTGTGCTGACGCCGGCCTATCCCGCCAGCAGCGTCACCGTGGCCCAGCGGTCCTACGAGGCATGGCTTGCCACGCAAGACCAAGCCGAGCCCGAAGCTGTGGCCGAAGTCGTGAAGCGTTCGCTGGTGCGTGACGCAGCTGCCGCATGGTCCCTGAGGCTCCGCAATGTCTGAGGCCCGCTGCACGTGCGGCGAAAAACTGCGATGCCGTTCATCTCGCCCGTGTGGCGATGAGCGGCAGCAGTATCTGCGGTGCCCGCGATGCGGTGCCCGTGCGGTCGTGTTTGTAAAAACAACACATTCAGAGGTCCGCTTCTGCAAGAGGGCCGCACGCTAGTGGCAAGGTGAACCCTACGGCAATACCGCCGCAGGAGTCTCACCGAACATGGACAATCTGAAGAAGCTGCAGGACGAGGCCGCGACCCTGGCCAACCGGATCGACGCCGTGCGTGCGATCGAGGGCGACGCCGACAAGATCGCCGAGCGTGATCTTGAACTCGAGACGCTGACGGCCGATGCCGCCAAGCTCTCCAAAAAGATCGAGTTTGAGAACTCGGTCGTTGAGTCGGCCAAGAATCTCCGCAGTGTGGTCGATCGCTGCTCGCCGGCAGTCGAGGTGCGAGCCTCTGAGCCGAAGCAGCGGATCGAGTCGATCCCGTACGCGGGCAAGCTCCGGGCGTTCAAGACCGAGGAAGAGGCTTACAAGGCCGGCATGTGGATCAAGGGTCACCTGCGTGGTGATGCCGAGGCGAAGCGGTGGTGCCAGGATTACGGCGTCGAGTCCCGTGCTCAGGGCTCGGCTGAGTCCACGAAGGGCTCGGCTTTCGTGCCCGACATCCTGAGCAATCAGGTTCTGCGGCTCGTGAATGAGGATTCGGTCTTCGCTTCCAATGCGACGCCGATCAACATGCCGAGCGACGTGGTGCTGGTGCCCAAGCGTACCGGAGGGGCCACCGCGTACTGGGTCAACGAGAACACGGCGATCACTGATTCTGACCCCACCCATTCGCAGATCACCCTGACTGCGAAGAAGGTGACGGCCGCCACCAAGGTGAGCACCGAGCTCTTCGAGGACTCGGTTGTCGGAATCGCCGAGATGCTCGCCACCGAGCTGGCGTTCACGCTGACCCAGGCGGTCGAAACGGTGGCCTTCAACGGCGTGGTCGGCAACGCTCCGCTCGTGGCTGGCATCCTGACCAGCAGCGGCATCCTCGCGGGCTCATCGGCGACCTACGCCGCTTCGCTCGTGACGGCTGCCGGCGACACGTTCGACGAGGTGACCAAGGCCAACTACCTCACCATGCTCGGTGCGATGCCCTCGCACTCGCGCCAGGGTGCGGCGTGGATCGTCTCGCCGTATGCGTTCGCCACGTCGATGCAGGCTCTTGATCTCGCCCAGGGCGGATCGGTCGGCCTGTCGCAGGGCATGGGTCTGACGTTCTTGGGTGCCCCGGTGCTGTTCAGCCACCAGATGGTGGGTGCCGGCGACCAGACGGGCAAGGTGATGGCTCTGTATGCCAACCTCCGCAACGCCGCCCATTTCGGTGTGCGTCGTGGCCTCGAGATCGCGTCCAGCGATCAGGTGGCCTTCCTGAGCGATCAGGTGGTGGTGCGGGCGACCATGCGGTGTGCCATCAGCTGGAGCGAGCTGGGCAGCGACACCGCTGCCGGCCCAGTCGTGGCCCTGGTCGGTGCGTGAGCCTGACGGCTTGACGAGTGTGCAATCTTGAGCGGGCGGCTTCCACAACGGGGCCGCCCGCTCTCTTTCTTGAGGCACTCCATGCTGGTCAAGGTCGGTGGTACCGAAGTTGACATCCGGGTCGAAGCCATCCTGTCGATGCCCAGGCTCTCGTTCACGGCCAATCACTTCGCCTGGGCTCAGGCACTCATGCCGCTCGGCATTCGCCCAACGATGGGCACTGGTGCGTTCTGGGACCAAGTAAACACCAGAGTGATGGAGCAGTTCATCGACAAGGCTGAGTATCTTCTGGCCATCGACTACGACACCTTTTTTACGAAAGAGGACGTGGAGCAGTTATTTGCCATGGCGATGACGTTTCAGTGTGACGCTATCACCGGCTTGCAAACCAAGCGGGAAGACGGCCGCCCGATGCTGACACTGAAGGACACGTTCGACAATCCGCCCGACGACGGTCAGACGGCGGTGCCCAACTCATGGTTTGCCGAGCCCGTACAAGAGGTGGACACGGCTCACTTCGGCTGCACCGTGATCAGCACGGCCGCACTCAAGCGGTGCAAGAAGCCGTGGTTTTGGAGCAAGCCAGACAATCAGGGCTCGTGGAACGATGGCCGCATCGACCCCGACATCTACTGGTGGAGGAACTGGCGAGAGAGCGGCAACCGCATCTTCGTCTCGCCGCGTGTCGTTTTAGGCCACGGCGAGTACGTCGTCACGTGGCCCGGCAAGCAGCTCGCCGGCCCTGTTTTCCAGTGGACAACGGAGTTCACGAACACCGGCAAACGCCCTGACTCTGCATGGAGTGTGCCCTGATGGTGAAACTAAAGTTCAGCCGTTCGTGGCGTGGCTACGCCAAAGGCCAGACGGCAGACTTGCCCGGCGGGCTTGCTACGCAGCTGCTCGCCATGCGTGTGGCGGTGGCCGACAAGCAGACGCTGATNGAGACGGCGGCAGTCGAGCACGCAGCAGAGACAGCAGACGCCACACCCAAGCGACGAGGCCGCCGTGCAGTACAGAAGCCTGACTCGACAGACGCCGCCAGCCGTTGAGCCCGTCACCGTCTCCGAGGCTAAGGCTCATCTGCGGGTCGATACGAGCGACGATGACACCTACATCGGCACGCTGATCACTGCCGGCCGTGAGTGGTGCGAGCAGTACCTAGACCGCACTCTTGTAAATACGCAGTGGGTGATGCGGTTCGACTCGTTCCCTGACAATGGCACCGAATCGATCGAACTGCCACGGCCGCCGATGGTGACGACCGGCACCGCCACCGCAGTCACCGTGACGATGACGCTGGCCACCGGCAACACGGCGACATTCTCAACGGCTGCCTACCGTGTGGACCGATTCGCCACGCCCGGCGAGATCCAGACCGTCTACGCTGGCACGTGGCCTGCCGACCGGCGAGACGACCAGAACGCCGCTTCTGTGACGTGGTGGGCTGGCTACGGCAGCACCGGAGCGAGTGTGCCGGCTGCGATCCGCCATGCGATTCTGATGCTTGTCGGCATCCTTTACGAAAAGCGTGCAGCGGCTGAGTCTGGATCGCTCAATGAAGTGCCGTTTGGCGTCAAGTCACTGCTCGACTCGCAACGCTGGGGCTCCTACCGATGAGCGTCGAAGGCCGCATCAGCGTTGACGTATTGTTTCACGACACGGACGGCACGAACGCCATCAACGTGGTGACGCTCGCCAAGTCTGATGCGTACCCTTCTGGAGTCGTGCAATACCTGAGCGGCACGGCCGGCACCGCTGCCTTCACGATTGGAGAGGGCGAGTACCAAGGAGCTAACGGGCAAAGCTACCGCAATGCCGCTGGCCAGCTTGTCAGCTCTAGTGCAAAAAGAATCGCTTTCTCGTGGAGCGGCGGCACGGGGGACATTCGAGATCTGTCGGAAATCGATTCCAGTGCGTTCCTGCTGCGATCGGTCAACGGCGAAGTTGCCGTGTGTTCTCACTCAGGGAACGCCAACTTGGTGATGTCTTCCTGTTCAACCACTGGCACCTACACGCTGGTGATCTACGACGAATGAGCATCGACGGCCGCATCACTGTTGACGCCCTGTTTCACGACCGCTCTGGCGATCGGCTGAAGGTTCTGTCGCTGGCGTCCAGCACTGGCTACACCAGCGGCAAGGCCATCGTGGTCACTGGCACTGCGAGCACGGCCGGCAGGACGATCACGCACGCCAGTTACCGAGACGCCTCTGGCGGGTTTGCATTACTTGGAAACCCGGCACACATCGCCTTTGCGTGGAACGGGGCAAGCCTTGCAAAACTTGCGGACATAGACCTAGAGCAGTGGCGTATCCAATCGAAGAACAACGTCGTGGCCGTGACGCAGATCAGCACGGACAGTGAGCCCACGATCCAAGTGCTGCCCGAAGCCGGCACAGGCACCTACACCATCATCATGTGGGGTGCCGATTGAACGCTGGACAACTGCGAGAGCGGATCACGGTCCAGCAGGCCACGGACAACCGGACGCCGCTCGGCGAGGCCGTGCAGACGTGGAGCACGTTCGCCACCCGATGGGCCAGTGTCGAAGGCATTTCGTCTCGTGAGTTCTTCCTGCAGGGCCAGCAGCAGACCGAGGCCAGCCATAGGGTGCGGCTGCGGTATCTCAGCGGGCTTACCCAGCAGATGCGTCTCCAGTGGCGTGGCCGGACGCTAGAGATCGTGAGCCTGCTCGAGCACGGCAACCGCACCGAGCACGAGCTGCTCTGCCAGGAGGCCACGTGAGCTTCATATCTGTAAGCCTTGACGCTGGCGATCTGCAAAAGACGCAGGATGCGTTGCGGAATGTGTTCGGCCCTGACGGAAACGCTGGACTTGCGAAGGTTCTCAAGGCTGCTCTAGAGAAGGCGATCAAGCCA